GTTAGACCAAACGTATCAAGTCCAGAACAATGGGCAATGGCTAGAGTTAACTCATTTTTATTTGCTCTAAAAAAAGGTAGATTTCAAGGTGGTAAGCACGATACAGATTTATTGCCAGATAATCATCCAGTAAAAAAAGAAATGGAAGAAAATAATAGATTTATGAAAAAGCACGATTTAAGACACATTCAAAAGATTGAGGAAACTGATGACTCAATCATTATTTACTATGGTAAAAATGTCGATGACGTTGAAATGATAGACGAACAAAATGACGAGATGGATGAAGCAGACCACTATCCAGGACACGAGGAAGAAAAAACAGAAATAAGAACTAATCCTAATACTGAGGTAAGAACTTTTGACGTTCAAGATTTAGAGCTTAGAATGGATGGAGACAAACCAACTGTTGTCGGTTATGGTGCAGTATTTAATTCAATGTCTAATGACTTAGGTGGATTTAGAGAATATATATCTCCCAAAGCATTTGAGGGTAGATTAGAAGATGATGTGCGTTTTTTGATTAACCACGATGGTATGCCATTAGCTAGAACGACTAACGGAACGCTAAGACTTTCTGTTGATGAGAAAGGATTGAAATATGAGGCTGATATGCCAAACACATCAACTGCTAGAGATTTAATGGAACTATTAAAGAATGGAACTATTAGCCAATCTAGCTTTGCATTTACTGTTGAAGAAGATAGCTGGGAGGTTAAAGACGGAATGAACATAAGAACTATTGACAAGGTATCTCAACTTTACGATGTAAGCTCGGTCACATATCCAGCTTACAATGCTGCAAGTAGTTCTGTCGCTTTACGTTCTATGAAAGAATGGCAAGAAAAAGAAGAAGCTAAAAAACTAGAAGAAAGTTTAAAGGCTGAAAAATTAGAGGGTATAAAAGAAGAAGAAGATTTAAAGCAACGCTCCCTCAATGAAATGCGTTTGAAAATCTTAAAAAATAAATATTAATATTAATTTTCTATAAAATGAAAACATCAAAACTTTATAAAGAAGAAAGAGCTGAGGTTATCGAAAAGATGGAAAGTCTAGTATCTTCTGCTGAAGGTCGTGAAATGTCCTCTGATGAGCAAGTAAGCTTTGATTCTTTAAACGAAAAAGTAGAGGAGTTAAATAAGATGGCTGTAAGAGCTGAATCTTTTGAGAAACTTCAAGCTACAAAAGCTGTTAAAGAAGTAACAGAAAACACTCCAAAAGAAGTTAGAGAGTATTCTTTCCAAGATGCTATGAAAGCTGCTCATTCTGGTAAATTAACTGGATTGGTTAAGGAGATGGACGAAGAAGCTCGTAACGAAGCTCGTTACACTGGTCAAATGTATAAAGGTATAGCAATACCAGCTTCTGTATTAGAAGCTAGAGCAATCACAACTTCTAATGTCAACGAAGTTGAAACAATGAGTTTTACTGACCAATTACAAGCTAACTTAGTTTTAGCTAGTGCTGGTGCAAACTTTTACTCTTCGGTAAAAAATATGAAATTCCCTGTTATAAGTGGTATTACTACTACTTTCGTAGGTGAAACTGGTGGGTCTGTTTCTGCTGCTGGTTCAGCTTCAAGCTTAACACTTTCTCCTCAGAAATGTATTTCTATTGTTGAGATTTCTGCTGAGGCTATGACACAAAACGCTGGTATTGAGGCTGCAATCCGAAGAAATATGGCTGCGTCAATAGCTGCTCAATTAGAGAAGAACTTATTAGCTGCTGCTGATAACTCAGATGGTGGTCCTCAGTCAATCTTAGCTGATGCTGCTGATGGTGGTGCTACTCTTGATGCTGCTGCTCTTTTAGCAATGGAATCAACTGTATTAGGTAACAATGTGCCATTATTAGGTGGTAGATTTGCATACCTTTGTAATCCTGACGCTTTAGCTGTTATTAAAGGTTTAGCTCAAGTTTCTTCTGTTTCTCCTATCTATGATAACAGAGATAAGACTATAAACTCTTACTTTAGCTTTGTATCTTCAAATGTAGGTAACAAAACTACTAACTATGATAGTGTTTTATTTGGAGATTTCTCAAGAGTACACATTGCTCAGTTTGGTGGTTTAGACGTATTGTTTGACCCATATACTTCTGCTGCTGCAGGTGTTGGCAGAATGATTGCTACTTCATTAGTTGATGGTAATGCCGTTGACAATGGAACTGCATTTGTAGAAATACAAACAACATCATAATTTGTTTATTTTAACGGAGGGAGTGGAAACACTCTCTCCATTAATTTTTTTTAAATGGAATACTACAACTACAACTTTAATACATTAAGAGGTACTGACTTTGTGCCTTATGGTAAGTTAGTTCTCAAGACTGCTCCAACGTCTACTGTTATATCATTAGCAGAGGCTAAGACATTTTTAAGAATAGACTCAGACTATGACGATGACAATACTTATATTACATCTTTGATTAATGTAGCTACTGGTGTGGTTGAGGAATTTACCAGACGTAGACTAATAACACAAACGTACAATATTTTTTACGATGAGTTTCCTCCTTACATTGATTTACAAGTCGGAGAGGTAGCTAGTGTAACTCACATTAAATATTACGACACCAACAATGCTTTACAAACCTTAGCTACATCAAATTACGATGTAGATACTAAGGTAAGACCAGGAAGGATATATGAATCGGAATCTGGAGACTTTCCAAACACTTACGAAAGACCAAACGCAGTAGAAGTTGAATTTATAGTAGGTGGCGCAGCTAATGACGTACCAGCTCCAATAGTACAAGCTATATATATAATCGTTGGAAGATACTATGAGAATAGACAAGATGTTGTTACTGGAACTATTGCAAGTGAATTACCTTTAATGGTAGACCACTTATTAACTCCTTACCGATTGCTAGAATTATGATATTAGGCAAACTTGATAGAAAGTTAAGACTCTATAAACAAGTGTTTACTACTAATGACTATGGAGAGCGAGATGTTGCTAGTAAGACGTTAGTAACTATCTATGGCAGTTTTGATTATAAAAGTGGCAAAACCTCTTATGATGCTGATGCTTTAATCAATGAACAAACAATACAATGCCTTATAAGATACAGAACAGATATTGGAGTAAGTCCACAATATTTTATTTCTAATGGCTCTACTAATTATTCTATCAAGAGTATAAAAGAAGTAGGTCGAAAAGATGCAATGTTATTAACTTTAGAGCAGAACGATGTTATAGATTTATCTGCTATAAATACATTCTTTGAATATACAATCAATACAAACAATACAGTCGATATCTTAAGCTCATCTTCTACTCAGTATGCATTACCAACTAGAGCTTCTGGTACTTATGACTTTGAAGTTGATTGGGGAGATGGTAACACCAACACTATAACAACTTACAATGATGCAAACGGATTACATACTTACGGAAGCTCTGGAACGTATACTATAAAAATTAAAGGAGTTTTTAGTGGTATTATTACTGCCCTTGATACTGGTCTGTGGAATGTTGGTAGAATTGATACCTTGAAAATTTTGGATATAAAGTCTTATGGACCTTTAATTATACAAGATAATTCTGCGTTTAAAGATTGTACTAATTTAACTTCTAGTGCAACTGATAAATTACAAATTTCAACTTCTGATGCAACAAGCACTTTTGAGGATACTAATTTTAATGGTGTTGTAGATACTTGGGATGTTAGCAACATAACTAATTTTACAAATTTCTTTCACGGCAGTCAATTTAATCAAGATTGTAATAGTTGGGATGTAAGTCAAGCAACTAATTTGTCTGGTATGTTTGAGAGTACACCATTTAATAAAAGTTTGTCAAATTGGGATTTATCTTCTGTTATTAATACACCTTCAATGTTTGGAGCAAACACTTCTTTCAATCAAGATATATCAATGTGGGATATGGCTGATGTAACAACAGTTCTTGGTATGTTCTCAGGCGCAACTGCTTTTGATAACTCACTAGCTAGTTGGGATGTAACTTCTTTAAATGGTAGTCAATTACTATTTTTTGGCAATGGCTCTGGATTATCTACTGCCAACTATGACGACACTCTAATAGGTTGGGCAGCTCAAAATGTAAATAGTGGTGTTAGTATAAACTTTGGAACATCTAAATATACTGCTGGTGGTGAA